GGCCCATCTGCCAGGAGAAAAACACGTTGTTATTGCCGGCGATGTTATAGATCTGCGTGGAAGCTGCCAGCGCAATCAGCGGCTCTTCCGTGGTCACCGTGCGTTTCTTGACTTCCTCGTAGCCGGCCGGCGGCGTTGCAGGTGCCACCGATGGAGCTGCCACCTTGTACTCAAACACTTCGGTTTCGACCGTGACGTACTCATCCGACCCGAACGATGGGCCATTCCTAGGATCGGTTCCCGCTCGCGACTGAACCAATCCCGGTGCCACTTGCGCAAGGATTGTGTAGGTGGTGGTGGTGCGTTCGGTTACCCGATCAAGCGTGTCGTACTTAGTGACGGTCTCGCTGCGCGGGATGTGGGTATAGACGAAGAACTGCGGAACCGTAAACGGATATGGGTTGTTGGTATAGAAAGGGTTCGGAACGTTGACTTCCGTCTTGAAGCCAATGCTCTCATCCTTCTCCCAGTTGCGTTTCTTGTCCTGCTCGGCTTTCTCTTCTGTGGTCGGTGGCGTCGGCGTGGTTTCCTGCTGCGCGTCCTCATACGGCTGGGTCTTGCTCAGCTTCAAGCTGCTATAGCTGACAACCACCGATTCACCGGGCAGGTTGCCAGCGTTGATGGCATCCAGATCAATGATCTTCGTGCTGTCAAGCACCGGGCCAGTGCCGCCGGCCTGATCCAGGCTGAACAGCTGCAACACCTCATCCTGATCCAGGTACCCGCACAGGCTCTCGGACACCAGCAGGTCCGACAGGATTGACACATACCCGGCGGACATGTCAAACCGGGCGATGCTGAACGTGTTAGTCAGCAGACCACCAGTTGCGGTGATTCCCAGCTTGAACAGGCACTGGGTCATGATGTAAGCCGCGCTGATCGGCAGCGTGATGATCGCCTGATCATCTGCCGTCAGCCCGGTGTTAATCGGATCATCCAGCGGTGTCCACTGGATCCGCTCGCGCTTGTCCGCCAAGTACGTGAGCTTGCAGCCCAGACTGACGCTGGTGGTGTTCCTGAACGGATCCGCAAAGCTCGATAGCACCCGCAGCGTGCGCGGGATGTCGCGGGTAGTGCTGCCCTTGGTGTAGCTGAAGGTCACGACCGTGCCAACGGCCGGCGTGTAGAGCCCTTTCAGTTCGCAACTGCCCCGGCACTTGATCAGCCCTTGGCCTTGGATGTAGTCATCTGCAATCTGCGCACTGATCAGGGTGCCCAGCGAGCAGGTGACCGTAGCGCGGACATCAATGGCCATCAGATGATCTGCAGAGCGGTAAGCGACACGGAATAGCGGGTGACCTTGGCGCCGCCGGTGATGATCCCTTCAGCGGTGAAACTCGGCGCTGAGGTCGGAAACCAGCTGCTTGACGCCGGAGCAGCCGAGATGGCGGTGTCGTACCAGCTGAGGACATCCGACGGTGCGCCGGTGGTGATGAAGCCCTCGATCTGCCGAACCTTGTGGGCCACCATGGCGCCGGTGACGTAGCTGACGCCGGTGGCCGTGAGTGCCACGGCAGGTCCGTCCTGCCGCGTCTCCATCGGCCGGGTGAGCGTGACGGTGGCGCTGCCCAGGGTGACGGTGCCGAGGCTTGGCAGCAACGCTTCCCCTTTCTGGCGGGACTTCTCTTCCCCGCGCAGCAGCACCGCCAGCGCCTGCGCTGCATCCACCAGCGTGCACGAGGCATTGATGTAGGTGCCAACCTGCTCACCGCTGGGCGGATCGCTGAACCAGCAGGCGAGGCCGGTGACGCTGACGCCGTTGCTGCTTGAGATCGTCAGGCTGATGGTGGTGCCGACCGTGGCCGAGCTGAGCGTGTCGGCATCGGTCAGCCGTGTGGCCCTCCAGTTGTTGTATTCGGTCAGCAACGCCTGCCACTGCGTGGGCGTCAGCAGGCCCGACATGCGGAACGATCGTGCCGTGAGGCCATTACGTGTGTCGCCCTCGTAGCCAAACGGTTGAGCCGTCAGGCTGCTGGCGCTGAAGGTGGAGCCGATGGAGATGGTCATTCGAGTTTACCGCGCGGACGTGGCGTTACGACGGTGACGTTCACGTCCCAGTTCTTTTTGATGAGCGCTTCGGTAACTTTGGCATTTTCTTCCAGAGCTTGTTGAAGTTGTTTTTGCGATGGTATCAATTGATCTGTTAATGTTTTTTGCGCTTTAGCGTTTTCAATAACCGCGTCTTCAAGACGTTTTTGAGCTGGCCCCGCTTGCTCCGCAAACCCAGCCAGTCGGAACAGCTTGTCCGGTGTGCTGATGTCAATGCCCTGCTTGATGGTGCCGTTATCCACCAGCGGCTGAATTGAAGCCCGGGCACGATCCAGCTGTTGCTGTTGCAGCTGTGGATTCAGGAACTCAAACCCACCCCGCAGGATGCCATTGAGCGAGTCGCCAGCGGCCTTGAGCTCGGCGGCAGCGCTCTGCGCGTTCTTGACCAGCGCCAAGCCGGCTTCGGCATAGGCCTGCCGAACGTCACGGTTGGCGGCGGCGACCTTGGCCAGGGTGTCCTCAAGGACGACCTTGTCCTGTTCGGCCTTGGGTTTGTTCAGCTCCGCTTGGAGAGCCTGCTGAGCGGTGCGCTGCCGTGCCAGTACATCACCAATTGCCTGCCGGTTCTGCAGTTCGGTCTGGGCCGTGGCCGAGACTTTGCCCTGTCGCTTCAGGGCATCTTCCTCCAGTGCCGTCTGCTGCTGGGTGGTCTGCAGCTTGTTGTCAGCCAGCTCGCGATCTAGCTGCAACTGCCGGCGGCGTTCCTGCTGTGCCCTGACGGCAGCGGCTTCCGATTGGCGAGCCTCTTCGCGCTGCTGAGCGATGCCGATGCGGCCTTGGTCGATGCGTTGTTGGAGTTCCTGGATCTTGGCGCTGCTCTGCCGACCGTTCTTGCCGTCATCAAGTGGGCCGGTGGCCTTTGGCTTCTCCAGCTCCCGCTGCAGGTCCAGCTGTAGGGCTTGGACGGCGCGGATCTTTTCGTTGATCGCCAGCCGGTTTTGCAGCTTGGTGCGGCCCGCTTCGTCCTGTTGATTCAGTGAACGAGTGACGCCTAGTCGCTCCTGCAGGCTCTTGAGTTCAAGGTCCCCCCGATTGCCGCGCAGGCCACGGTCTAAGTCTGCTTGACGCTGCTGCTCCCGTTGGATTGCTCGATCCGCTTCTGCCTTGGCGGCTGCTTCTGCGGCCTGCTGCCGTGCCCTTGCGTCTGGGTTACGGTCGCGGAAGGCCTTAGCCCTGTCCTCAATTGCATTGAGAACGCCAGGCACTTCACTGTCAAGAATGCTGAGGCCAAACGGGGTATAGGCCTTGTTCCCGGTGCCTGCCTTGATGGCTTCGCTGAAGATGTTTCTTGCCTGAGTTGGGTTCAGGTTGTACCGCTGAGCGACGCTGTTGAGCGTTGCGGTGACCTGCGTTGCTGTGGCATCTGGACCCAGGAACGGCGCGACATTGAAGCCAAGCTCACTGGCCTGCTTGCCGATCCCGATTCCTTCAATCGCTTGCGCTAATGCAATGACGCTCTTGGTGACGCCTGGGAGCAGATTGGTCCCAAAGCTGGCCTGCAGTTGCTCCCATGCATTGGCCAGCTTGGCGAAGTTCTGCGATGCGGTGGCAAATCCTTCGGATCCAGCGGTGAGCTCATTGAGGCCCTTGGTCAGGGCTGGGAAGAACTCAGCAGCCGTCAACCGGCCGCTTTCCACCAGCTTGATCAGTTCCTTGATCGTGATGCCCAGGCCCTTGGCAGTGGCTGAGAGGGCAATCGGCAGCCGTTCCCCAAGCTGTCCGCGCAGCTCTTCCATGGCGACGGTGCCCTTGGATGCAACCTGCTGCAGCGCCAGGAATGACCCCTGCACCTCATCGTTGCTCAGGCCCAGTGACTGGCCGGCCTTGGAGACAGCAGCAAACAGGTTCTTCTGCGTTTCCAGCGGCACGCTGGCAGCCGTTGCGGCAGCGGTGAAGCCCGCGAACGAGTTAGAGAGCTGCTTGAAGTTCAGGCCCAGATCCTTGGCCAGGCCCGAGGTGAAGCTGAGAGCACCGCCGGCGCCTTGCGGACCGAGCGTGTTGCTCAGCTTGCGGGTGATGGTCTCCAGCTCAACGGCCTGATCAATGGCACCCTTGAGGAAGCCGCCAATCGCCGCGCCTGCGCCAACGCCAACGCCAAGCCCCAGAGCGCCAAGCAGGCCAGCGCCAAACCCACCAGCTCGCTGGCGGAATGTTTCTCCTAAGGTGCGATCAACCTTCTGCAATTCCTGCTCGGCCTTGCGGATTTCAGCCTGCAGCTTGCGAAACTCTTTACTGCCAATCTCAACTGAGTTATACGACTGACGAAGGCTATCCAGCCGTGATTGCAGACCACCAATGCTTCGGGCGCTGCCGCTAGCCGCTTTGCCGATGCCTTCTATCCCTGCCGCTTGCAGCTGCGCCTGAGTGACAAAGCGCCCTGTAGCATCCCGCGCACGACCCTGGGCATCAACGTAATACTGCAGCCCATTCGCAGCCGTCTGCAGTGCTTTTCCTGACCTTGTAAACGCTTGTTCGGTTGCGGCTGCTGTCTTCTCTGCTTCCTGCCTTGCCCGCTGCAGTCCGGCCTCCAGCGGCTTGGTGTCAACCGACTTGGACAACGACTCGCGCAGTGAGTTGCCGAACGCGACAACTTCCTGCTTGCTGCGCTGGATACCAGCATCAAGCGGCGTCGTATCAGCCGTGATCTTCAGTACGGCTTCCGCGATCTGTTCCGCCACTGCTACATCCTCAGTGGCCTAGGTTGCCGGGAAACCTACGGCATGACTTCAGCCCTCTCTGCACTGGCCAATGCCACGGCAGTGTTCACCCTGCCGACCGTTGGCGTCATCACTGACCCGGACACCGGTAACGTCCTGCCGGCCGAAGAAACCACAACCGTGACGTTGTACCTGCGCCAGGGTTCACCGCAGGCCGCAAACCTCCAAGGCGTCGATGCCGACACCATCACGATGGAAGGCTATGCGGTCGAGCCGCAGGCCCTGGATGTCCGCATCCGCCCCGGCACCCGTGGCACCGTCACGATGGGCGACCGGGAGATGAGCTGCGAGGTGCTGCAGGAGCGCTTCCCCTACGGCAACACCGGCCTGCTGGGGACCACCCTGCAGACAATCCTGGGCGATCGGATCCGGCTGGCGGCGTACCTGTATGGCTGAGATCAGCGTCAGCCTCAGCCTGAAAGGATTTGACGCTAAGCGGCTGGCAGAACGTGCCGGCTTCATCCTGGATGCGTACGGCACCGTGATGGACAAGCAGCTCAAAGAAGAGATCAAGACGGTGCAGTTCCCGTTGAACGAGCCTTGGCCACGCAAAACCCGGCGCCGCAACGGCACAACCGTGGGCAGCCCGCGCGACATCGTGGATCTGGGCGGCCTGCTCAAGTCGCAACGCAAAGACTTTGCATCAGCTGCCACCTTCTATCAGCTGACGTTCACTTGGAACGCCAAGAGCAAAAAGGGCTTTCCCTATGCCGGCTTGATCCTGAATGGCTACATCGCCGGCAGGAACGACGGCGGCAAGTCGGGCACCGTGGTGCCGGGCCGGAACTGGATTAAGCCGGCCCTTGACAAACACCCCCTTGACGCCTTCTTCATCCGCGAATGGCGGAAGCTGGAGCGCAACAGCCTCTGATCAGGAATCGGTCTCGGCGGTCCAGGTATAGGCGCCGTAGCCGTTGAGCGTGAACGAAACCTTCGCCACGTTGCCGGCTTGGATGTCCTCTTGGAAGTTGGTGACCTGCGCGACGCCAGCGCACTTCTCAGGGTTGCCGGCGCTGGTCATCTCGGGGCTCTCCCGATACCAAGTCACGGTGACACCCGTGGGAGCGTCAATGCTTGCCTGTCGCAACGTCTTGTATCCCGCATCCCTCAAATCCAGGTTCATCGTCATCGGGATGGTGTAGCTCTGCTGCGTCACCAACGAGGTCTTGAATCCAAAGCTGGAACCGTAGTCCAGAACATCTTGCGTGTCGCTCTGCGCCTGAATGCCAGCGTTAGACAGGTTCAGCACCTCGTCCATGTTGGTGCTGTCGGTTGGCGCGGTGCTGCTGGTGGTACCGGCCTTGACCCAGAAGCGATAGCCGAGGGCGTTGAAGTAACCCACTGTCCTTGTGATGATGTGCCCTAGGTTTCCGCAGCCTCCAGGGCTTCCCAAGGCGTCATGCGTGGGCAGACATGCAGACCGAAACCCATGGTGTCGTGGCTCATGCCACTGGTGGCCACCAGGCAATCCCGCAGGTCGTCAGCGCTGATGCTCAGCTCTTGGCACACAGCCTCCGCTGCCCAGCCCACATCGAGCAGCTTCCGTGCTCGCAGGCCCAGCTCACGCGCGCGATGCGTGGCACCAATACTCCAGTTGTGGCTGCGCAGGTAGTGCAATACCTCGCCTTGCGCAAATCGCCAATAGATGGTGCTCAGCTTCCCTTTCTTGGGATCCCAGGCACGGCATGCCTTGAGGAACGCAAAGTCGCAGCAGCTGTTGATGTCCTCGCGCGCCAAGCAGTGCCCGTACTGCTGGCTCAGCCGGTGGGCGAACTTGCGCACCAGGCCGATGTTGGCGGCGTACATCTTGCCGAACCGGCGCCGCTCTTCCCTGCTCAGCGGGTCCGCGAGGTGCGGCTTGGGCTTCGCTGCCTCGTACTCTCCAAAGAGAAGGAGTTGCAGCGCTGCCATTGCGCAACCTCAGCACCGCAGAACGCGAACAGATCCCGTTGAGCCTACTGCCCGTGACAAGCACAAGCAGCCGAGCACCTGTCGCAGATGCGGGACCACGTTCAGGGCGTTTTGGCTCTGGGGTACACCGCCATCCTTGAAGTCCACCGCGATAACGTCCACGCGGGCACTCTTGAGGCTGGCATTAGGGATGCCGGGGATGAGCTCCGCATTGCCGGGGCCACTGCCCCCCAGCAGGGTCGCATCACCAAGCAGGGCCTCGGCAAGGTCAAAGCAAGCCTGCTTGATCGGCTGCGGAATCACCGCACTGGTGAAGCTCCAGTCACCGCACTCGGCATCGGTGCGAGGCCAGGCCAGCGCCTGCGTGGTCGAGGCCCGCTCACCGATCCAGCTGAGCTCGTCCAGATACCGGGTCGCCATGATCAACGCCCGGCCCTTGTTGTCGGTGCTGGCCGATGCCCAAGCCAGCGTGCCGAGGTAGACGTTGGCCAGATCATCCGCCTGCGCCACCGTCAGGTAGCTGTTGGCGCTGCTGGACCCTGCGGTAGCGGTGACAGTAACAGTCATGATTTAGGTTGCCGCCAGCGCTTGACGGCCTGATCAAAGCTGACCTTGCCGTCGATCAAGTCCTGCCCCAGCTTCTTCCCGAAGATCTGCTGAGCCGTCTCCGGGTTGTCCTTGACCCACGTCTTAGCTGCCACTTTCACGCTCAGTTCTTGCGGCTTGCCGTCTCCATTAGCGGGTCTGGTGCGCGGAATCGTGCCCTCCGGCGTGACTAAATCCTCATTGCGCCATTTCCAGGGCAGCAGCATGCAGCGGCACTGGGGGTGCGGGCTCACCTTTTGGTAGTCGGTCGGAAACCGCTTCCTATCCAGCTTTAGGCAGACAGGACACGTGCGGCTGTCAAAGATTGCTGTCCATACCAAGCCATCAGGCCCCATCCAGTCAGGGTCGGTCTCAAACTGGTAGATCAGCTGCTGTGCCGCGCTGCCGGCTTCATGCGTACCGGTGCGGATGATGGCTTCCACGTTGTTCTCCGTGATTCGCACCACGGCGTCCTGGTATTTGGCGAACGTCTCACCGCCCACATCGCTCAGCCCTAGCCGGATGAAGCGCTCGACCCGATCAGCCACCGCCGCTGGCAGCACCTGCGTCAGCTGGGCCTCCAGCGTCTTGCCAGCCACGACCTGCTGATTGACCAACCGGGAGGCCTGCATGGGGGTCAGCTGCACCGCACCCTCGGAGGTGAGGCTGCCACCGGCGCGCTGCACCATCTGCCGGGCAAAGTCCAACTGCGCCTGCACAAAGGGCGTCAGGGCCTCCTCCAGTGCTGCCAGCTGCGGCACGCTGAAACTCTCCTGCACGCTGCGCGAGACCGCCGCCACCAGCCTGCGGATGTTCTCCTCCCGAGCAGGGCCCACGGCCAGCACGCCCGAGCCGCCTACAACCCGCTCGATGCCGGCCAGCGTCAGCCGCAGATCCCGCAGCGCCTGCCGCACCAGCCGGTCT